GGGATTTATCCTGCAACTAAAAATGTAATTGCATATGATAAAGCTCACTTACAATTTCACAATCTAGTTGAATATGATGCTAAAGGCAAAGCTATACAAACAGACCTAGCAGGCGGCGCAATGATGCAAAAGATCATACAAGATGCAAATGCACATATGCAAAATACATTTTCATTTATTCCACCGCAGCGAATTAAACTAGGCCGAGTATATAATTTTGAAGATCAACAAGCAGCATTCTTCAATGAAATAGATCAATTGCAACAAAAGTTTAATCTTAAAGATACTGACTTAATAAGTGAATATCATAAAGCTTGGTGGCGAGATGTAATTCAAACAAAGGCGCAACAAGTAGGATATGATATCCCAGAAAATATTCTAGACACATTGATGTATCGTTGGGCATTTAATAATAAATCAACAAATATTGCTGTGTTAAAAAAACAAATTGACAACCCAGCATTCTTAAATTGGATAACTGAATTTGACAAAAAAGATTTTAAAGGGTTTCAAAAACAAAACTTAGAACCATTTGAATCAATATTTTTAAGACTCGGAGTAGTGGTATTACAAAATGCCTCTAATTTTTTAGCAGCAAATCCAGATAAGACAGTTCAGGATATTAAAACTGAATTAGCTCAGCTTATCAAAGATCTACAAGTAAAAGGAGATCCAGCAGTTCTAAAACAATTAGAAACCCAATTACGCCGTATACAAAAATTAGGCGGGTTCGATGCAATTGTACCAACAGAAGGAATTGTATTTACATTCCAAGGCAATACATATAAAATGACAGGTGCATTCGCTCCAATAAATCAAATTTTAGGCACGCTAAAGTACGCAAGGTAATATTTATATAAAAGTAATAGGTAAAAGATAAAATGGCAAAGCAGTATAAAAAACCAGAAAACACAAAGTACAAATCTCGTAAAGATTTAAAAGATTATACGATGGATGACAAAAAAGGCGGAATGAATCCAAAATCAGCTGGGGAGAAATTGCCTAATTTATTACGTAAAACTGATAAAGAAGTTATCGACGATGGAACGTATGATGTGAAGTGGAATGCAGATGATCGTTTATATAAAGATTTAGATGATGGTGAATATGATTCTAAAACTGCATTAAAACGTCTTAAAAAACGACAAGATACTGATGAAAAAGAAAGTAAAGATCAGATACAAGATAAAATAGAAAATCTAACTCGCGAAGGTAAAGAACGTTTAGTTAGAGAATATGTTCGTCGTAAAATTGAAAAAGTATTAATTGAACAAGAAGTACCTGAAGAGCCTGTAGAAGAACCTGTAGCTGAAGTACCAGCAGAAGAACCAATTGCACCTGAAGCTCCAATACCAGCAGCAGACCCCGCAATGGCAGCGCCTGCACCAGAAATGCCTACAGCTCCAATTGAAGAACCAATTGCTCCAGAAGCACCTACAGCAGAAGCACCAGCACCGGCTGAGCCAGGAGCAGAAGCTGCAGCAGAAACAGAAATGAGTCCTGAAACTAAAGAAGCTGTTGCAGTTGAAAAAATTGTAGCACATTTACAATCAGAGACTGGAAATATTGCTAGAATGAAAACATTAGCAAAGATAGCTAACATGGTAATGAAAGAAGCGGAACCAGAAGATAAAATGAATTTTTACAAATTGCTTAGACAATATGCAATTAAAAAAATATCAACAATAGAATAATCAATAAATTAGTTATGTCAAACAAGTTACAAAACATTAAAGCAGTACAAGAAATGCTGGATGGTACCCACAAGTTCCAAACAAAAAAAACTACTGGCTTCTCTGATGTCACTGCTACATCAAAAAAGAATGAACGACACGAAATTGGCGATTCATGGGAAGAGACAGATCCAGTTACCGGAATTACTCACGTATTAGTTCAGAAGGATGGATTCCGCGTACGTAAATCAAAAAATTCAGATGCGTTACAAATTGTACGAGAAGAACAACGATCATTTACCAATTGCCCCAAAGAAACATGCTCTTGTAACACACCAAATCATTTAGATGATAAGATGCGAAAATTTCATGCAATGTGTTTTGATTGTGTAATTGAAATGGAACATCAATTGAAAAAAGATGGAACGTATGAAGAATATTCTAAAAAACGCGTTACTGAGAATGCATTAGCATGGCTTCGTGAAGCAGAACAAGACATCAAATTACTTAAAGAAATCTATACAGGCGCATCTGAATTTGTAATGAATTCTGCAGGTGATATGGAAACTTGGTCAGCAAAAATGACACCAGAAGAATTTGAAGACACAATTCAAGCAGGATTTGAACGATACAAAGAAAAATTTTTAAAACAATTAAATGGAGAACAAAATGAAGTTAATTAAAAAATATTGGGCAATTATATTAGGAGTAATCGTAACGTTATTTGGATTACTAGTAATTACCAATCAAAAGAAAACAGCAAAAAAACTAAAAAAATCTGATGATGCAATTGATACCAATAATATCGAGGCTGCAAAATTAGAAGGTAAGATTGAAGTAATTGAAGCAGAACGTGTTGAAGTTAAAAAAGAAATCGAAACACACCATGAATTGATTGAAAATTTAGAAATTAAAAAATCTAAAGTATCTCCAGCAGTTAAAGATACAGTTGCAGCTAAAGAAAATATTCTAGCTAAAACTTCTAGACGCAGTAAGTCTAAAAAATAATGAAAACTTTATTATTTATCTGTATAATGTTTCCATATATCGTATGGTCACAACTTCCAGATTCTTGTTTTACTCAACAGCAAATACAAGATATATCATTTACATTAGATTCTTTATATGAATTAAATGATATAAATGATTCTATTATCGCAGAACAATATAAGCTGATTTCTGAATATAGTCAACTAGTTAAATTAGATGAATTGCAATTAGAATATAAAACACAGCAAATTGATTTTCTAAAAAAAAATATTGAATTATACGTAGATCGCGAAAAATACCTAACACCAAAATGGTATGACAACAAGTCAATTTGGTTTGGCTCCGGCATTGTGACTACTGTATTAGTAATGTATCTAGTTAGGTAACCATGGCTCAACCAAACATAAAACAAATTATACAACAGCAATATATGATGTGTGCAAAGGATCCTGTATTCTTTATGCGTAATTATTGTTATATTCAACATCCGAAGCGAGGAAAGATTAAATTTAATTTATTCCCGTTTCAAGAGGATTCATTAACCGAGTTACGAGACAATCGTTACAACGTTATTTTGAAGTCTCGTCAGTTAGGAATATCAACATTATCAGCTGGATTTGCTTTATGGAGTATGTTGTTCAATGAAGACTTCAATACATTGGTTATTGCAACTACGCAAGAAGTAGCTAAAAACTTGGTTACTAAGGTGCGTGTGATGCACGATAATCTTCCGAGTTGGCTCAAGGGTACAATTGAGGCAGACAATAAATTATCATTGAAATTTAAAAATGGCTCACAAATTAAAGCCGTTTCATCATCTTCAACCGGTGCACGTTCAGAAGCATTATCTCTATTAATAGTAGATGAAGCTGCCTTTATTCGAAACATTGAAGAAATTTGGATTGCATCTCAAGCAACACTATCAACGGGTGGAGCTGCTATTGTATTATCAACTCCAAACGGAATTGGTAACTGGTTTCATCAAACATGGGCAGATGCAGAATCTGGCGCGAATGGATTTCATACAATCAAACTGCATTGGCAAGTGCATCCAGAACGAAATCAAGATTGGCGAGATGAACAAACTAGATTGCTTGGTGAACGTGGTGCTGCACAGGAATGTGATTGCGATTTCGTATCATCTGGTCACACTGTCATCGAAGGTGCTATATTGCAAAAATTTGAATTGCAATGCGAAGAACCAATAGAAAAGCGAGGATTTGATAACGGATATTGGGTATGGGAATACCCTGACTATTCTCGAGATTACATAGTTGTAGCTGACGTTGCCCGCGGAGATTCTGCTGACTGGTCTGCATTCCATGTTATCGATGTTTTAGATATTCGCCAAGTTGCTGAGTATAAAGGCAAGATGCCACCTAAGGATTTTGGCAACATGTTAGTGACGGTTGCTACTGAATGGAACAATGCATTGCTAGCAATTGAGAATGCAAATATTGGATGGGCTGCAATTCAACCAGCACTTGACCGAGGATATCAAAATCTACATTATACATATAGAGACGATGGATATACCGATTCAGATGTGCAATTGAAAAAAGGTTATGACATGAAAGATAAATCACAAATGGTACCTGGAGTGACTACATCGTCTCGTACTAGGCCATTAATGATTTCAGCTTTGGAAATGTATATGCGAGAAGGAACCCCCGTAATTCGTAGTAAGAGGTTGATACAAGAGCTTTACGTGTTCATCTGGTTAAATGGTAAAGCGCAATCACAACAAGGCTATAACGATGACTTAGTAATGTCATTCTGTATCGGATTATGGTTACGAGATACTTCTTTGAAATTAAGACAACAAGGAATTAATTTAAGCAAACAAGCATTAACTCAATTCAAAAAAACTAGCACTGTGATATATACAGGCAAACAACAGCAGCAGGACGCAGGATGGACATGGAACAATGGCGGGAATGATGAAAGTCTAACCTGGCTTATCTAAAAAACTACCATGGTTCTGTAATTACCTATATTTATACTAAAAGAAAATATGGCGTCATTAAGAAAACGTTTACAAACTCTATTTAGTACCAATGTAATTGTACGAGCATACGGCAAGGATCAACTTCGTATTGTCGATACAAATCGTTTACAATCAGCTGGTAACCTAGGACAAAGTAAAATAGCAGATAGATATACCAGGCTGCACGGAGCTAATAAGCATCGTGTTGGTGGAATGGGTGGATACGATTCTAATTACTATATGCATCAGAATCGTATGCAATTATATGCAGATTACGAAATGATGGATAAAGATCCAATTATTAGTTCAGCATTAGATATATACGCGGATGAATCAACATTAGCAGATCAATTTGGAGATATCCTAACAATTAAAACTAATAATACTCGTATACAAAAAATACTATATAACTTATTTTATGATGTATTAAATATTGAATTTAATATGTGGACATGGATTCGTAATATGGCCAAGTATGGTGATTTCTTTTTAAAACTAGATATTGCTGATGAAATTGGTATTTTAAATGCCCGGCCATTTTCTAGTTATGAAATGGAACGTTGGGAAGAATACAATGAAGCTACTGGCGAATATGATATTAAATTTAAAAATATTGCATCAGAGCAAATGACGTATGATGTGTTCGAAGTAGCACATTTCCGTATGTTATCAGATTCTAACTTCTTGCCATATGGTAGATCTATGTTAGAAGGAGCCCGCAAAGAATTTCAAAAATTAATGATGATGGAAGATGCAATGCTTATTCATAGAATAATGAGAGCCCCGGAAAAACGCATCTTTAAAATAGATATTGGTAATATACCAACAAATGAAGTAGATTCATTTATGGAAACAATTATCAATAAAATGAAAAAGATTCCACACATCGATCCAGCAACCGGAAATTATAACATGAAGTTTAATCTAAACAATATGTTGGAAGATTATTACTTGCCAGTGCGAGGTGGACAGAGTTCAACTACAATTGATACGTTGCCTTCC